GAGTAAGGCCCGGATTAACAGCACTTCGGAAGCTGTGCGGATTATTCAGGGGGCCACTCGTGAATTACAGCCGCCCAGCCACGTTCCGCTTGATGATATGGATTGGCCTTATTGGCATTCTGTTGTGGCGGAGTTTGCGCGGGCGGAGTGGAGTGAACACCAGCTTGAGCTTGCGGCAATGCTCGCCCGGACAATGGCGAACCTTGAGCAAGAGCAGCGCACCCTTCGGGCCGAGGGCTTTGTCGCAGTTCGAGAGAACGGGACTACGGTCGAAAATCCCCGTTCGCGGGCTGCGAAGTCGCTGACTAATGATATTCTATCGTTGCGTAGATCGCTTGCCCTTCACGCGCGGGCGCGAAGTGGTGACACCAGGGCGGACGCCGTTCGCAAGGCGGCGGGCAAAGAAATAGAAACCGACCTTGAGGACGAATTGCTCGCGAGGCCGGGGTGAAAAAGAAACCGGCATCGAGGGGTGAGCGGGTCTGTGCCTTCGTCGAGAAATTTTGCAGGGTGCCGGAAGGGGCAAAGGTCGGGCAACCGATCAAGCTGGCCAAGTTCCAGCGCAAGTTTATTCTGGCGATCTATGACAATCCGGCGGGAACGCGGCGGGCCTATCTCGCCATCGCCCGAAAGAACGGCAAGTCGGCCTTGATTGCCTGCATCCTGCTGGCGCACTTGGTCGGGCCGGAAGCGGTGTTGAATTCGCAACTAGTTTCGGGGGCGCGGTCAAGGGACCAGGCGGCGCTGATATTCAACCTCGCCAGCAAGATGGTCGACTTGTCGCCTGATCTTCGCCGGATTGTCCGCACGGTGCCTTCGGGCAAGCGGTTGATCGGCCTGCCGATGAATACCGAATACAAAGCACTTGCTGCGGAAGGGACCACGGCCCACGGGCTTTCCCCGGTGCTGGCAATCCTGGATGAGGTAGGACAGGTCAAAGGCCCGCAGGATGCGTTCATTGATGCGATCACCACGGCCCAGGGCGCGCATGATAACCCGCTGTTGATCGCGATTTCAACGCAGGCCCCTACGGACGCCGATTTGTTTTCAATCTGGCTTGATGATGCGGAAAGGTCGGCGGACCCATCGATTGTCAGCCACGTCTACACCGCGCCGGAAGACTGCGCGCTCGATGATGTAAAGGCGTGGAAGGCGGCTAACCCGGCGATTGATTTGTTTCGTTCGCGCCGGGACGTAGAGGAGCAGGCGCTCCAAGCCTCGCGGATGCCAAGCGCTGAGAATACGTTTCGGGTGCTGACCCTCAACCAGCGGGTCAACATGGTCGCCGCTTTTGTTTCGGCTTCGGTGTGGAAAGCGGGCAACCGCGAACCGGCGGAATTTAGCGGGGCGGTTTACGGGGGGCTGGACCTTTCGGCGACAACCGATCTTACAGCTTTGGTGCTGACCAACCGGCAGGGTGATACGAACAGCGTGCAGGCCTATTTCTGGATGCCGCAAGACAGCGTTTCTGAGGCTTCGAAGCGGGACCGGGCGCCCTATGACGTATGGGTCAAGCAAGGGTTGCTCAGGACCACGCCGGGCAAGGTTATCGACTACGCCTTTGTCGCAAGGGATATCGGGGAAATCTGTTCCGGGCTGGACGTTGTTAAGATTGGTTTCGACCGCTGGCGCATGGACCGGATGCAAACAGCTTTGATCGGGGCCGGGGTTGAACTGCCGCTAGAGCCGTTCGGGCAGGGCTATGTTTCGATGTCACCTGCTCTGGATGCTTTGGAAGCGGACCTGTTGCAGGAAAAGATTGCGCACGGCGGGCACCCTGTTCTCGCGATGTGCGCGGCGAATGCGGTGGCGGTCCCTGACCCTGCCGGGAATAGAAAACTGGACAAGAGCAAGGCGACGGGCCGGATCGACGGCATGGTGGCCTTGGCAATGGCGGAAGGGGTTGAAGCGATGATGCAAGAACTTATCCCCATGTCGCCGTGGGATGATCCGGCATTTTCGATGGCAGGCACATAATGGCTTTGCTTGATCGCATCGGCTGGCCGCGCCCGCCCGAAGAACTGCGTTCGATTGAGAACCCGACGATCCCGGTTAGCGCGGAAGCGTTCATGGCGTTTTTCGGGGTGGCCTCTGGAAATCTGCCCACGGTTACAATCGAAACCGCGTTGGGCGTTCCGGCGGTGCAAGGGGCTGTCACGTTCCTTTCAGGGTCAATGGCAAACCTGCCGCTGCACGTTTACCGCGATAAGGACGGAACCGGGGAAAAGGCGGGCGGGCCGCTGCAACGGATTGTCAACGAAGCGCCTAACCCGGAATGGTCAAGCTTCGGCTGGCGCAAGTATCTCTGGCAGCAGGTATTCACCGGGGGCCGGGGGCTTTCATGGATTGAGCGGGCGGGCACAAGCATTGTCGGTGTCTGGCCGATGAACCCGACCAAGACTGAAATCCGCATGGACGGGCTAAGCAAAACCTACCGCTATGACAACCGGATAACCTATCCTGCGGCGGACGTAATCGACGTGCCGTTCATGTTGAAGGCCGATCAGGTCAGCAGTTACAGCCCGATTATCATGGGCGCCAAGGCAATCCAGATCGCGCTGGCAATGGGCGACTACGCTGGAAACTTCTTTGCCGGTGGCGGGGTTCCGCCCCTCGCTTTGTCTGGCCCGCTGCCCCAGGGCGCGGAAGCCATGAAGCGGGCGATGGCCGATATCAACCGCTCGATTGATGCGGCCAAGAACAGTTCCAAGAATATCTTCCCGATGCCACCGGGGCACGAACTGAAGCCGGTCGGTTTCGATCCTGAGAAAGGCCAGATGACCGACGCCCGGCGGTTCCAGATTGAGGAAATCGCCCGGATTTACAACCTGCCGCCGGTTTTCCTGCAGGACTTGACCCACGGCACGTTTTCGAATTCCGAACAGCAGGATTTGCACCTTGTAAAGCACCTGATTTCGCAATGGGCCAAAGCGTTCGAGGACGAATTGAACCTCAAGCTGTTTGGGGCGAAGAACAACAATCGCTATGTCGAGCATTCTCTCGACGGCTTGCTCCGGGGTGATTTCAAGTCGCGCATGGAAGCGCTGGCGAGCGGCGTGCAGAACGCCAACCTCACCCCGAACGAGGCCCGCGCATTCGAGAACCGCCCGGCGATGGAACATGGCGACAAGCTCTATATCCAGGGGGCAACGGTTCCTTTGGGCGAGCAGCCCGAACAAGCGGACCATAACGCGCTGGCCGATGGATTTGCGGAAGGAATGGCCGATGGAACGTGATGCCGGGAAGGCTCTCGCCAGACAGGTTCGCGAGAATGTCGTCTCGATGATTGATCGGCGTATGGCGGAACTGCCTGCGCAGCCGGTTAATCTGGTCAGCAATGCGACGGTTGACACCACGGCTATCGGTGCTGCGCTGCGCGAAGGCTTGGCCGCATTGGTTCCGGTGATCGAAAGCAGCGTTTCGAGCGCCGATGAAATCCGCGCCGGGATTGCTGAAGCGGTGGCTGGCTGGGTTCGCGATGATGCCGTGATTGCGCGGGCGATCGGTGATTATTCGGTCGATATGTCCGGGCTGGTTGAAGCCATTTCCGGGCTGGTTTTTGCCGATTACACTAAGCAACTCGGCCAATTGGCGGCAGAGATAGGGCAGCTTCGGGTCGCAACCGATGCTCAAACTAGCGCGATCAAGGACCAAACGGCCCGGATCGAGGCGGCAAGCATGGCAACGCGCTCGGTTTCCTATGACAAGGATGGCCGGGTAACTCAAATCAGGGTAGGCAAATGACAGTCCAGAATTCCGTTGCTGCGCGCAATGCCCGGCTTGATGCTTTCGAGACGGCGGTAGGCACCAGCGCAATCATGAAATTTCGCACCGGCGCGCAGCCAGCCACTTGCGCCACGGCTGACAGTGGAACCGTGCTGGCAACGCTTAACCTGCCTTCTGACTGGATGGCGGCGGCGAGCGGCGGGACCAAAGCCAAGTCCGGGACTTGGGAGGATACCAGCGCCGACGCGGCGGGGACCATCGGGCACTACCGGATTTATGCCAGCGACGGCACCACCTGCCATGAACAAGGATCGGTGACAATCACCGGCTCGGGCGGGGATATCACAGTCGATAATACGAATGTTGCGATTGCCCAGTTGGTCACCGTGACGGGTTATACCAAAACAGCAGGGAATGCATAAATGGCCTATCCAAATCCATCCTCCTTCGTTCCGCTGGTGATCGGCTCCAGCGACGGGCCGACCCTCACCGCTGCTGCTGCGGCAAGCTGCATTCCGGTGGCCTCGCGACTGATCCTGCCAAACAACTACTGGACGGTCGGCAAGCAATGGAAAATTAAACTACAAGGGCGAATTTCCTGCGCGGTGACTACGCCGGGCACGGCGCGGTTTGATCTGCGCACCGGACCTTCTGGGACGATCATCGCGTTTGACAGCGGCGCTTTGGGTCTCAACATCGTGGCAAAAACCACCATCCCGTTTGATCTCGATATTGATTTGACCTGCCGCGCGGTAGGCAACGGCACCCTGACTACACTCTTCGGGATTGGCAAGTTTACCTCAGAGGCGGTGGTCGGCGCACAGTTGCCAACGGTCGGCGGAAATGGTGTGCTGCTCTGCCCGGTGGGAACCCCGGCGGTCGGCACGGGCTTTGACAACACCGCTGCCAATGCGGTGGATATGTTCTTTACCCAGACTGTCGCGACCGGCTCAATGACGGTTCACAATTACGAGATTTGGGAGTCGATCTAATGAGCTACGCGCCGACCTCGTTTCGGCATCTTGCCAGAGGCGGTTGGGGTGGGCGCGCAGCGGGCCATTTTCGCGGACTTCTGACAATCGACACTCCCCACGCCGGCGAAGACCCGCAGGTATTGTCGGCGAGTGGGCGCGGACAGGTCGGGACAGTAGTTTACCGAAGCCCCGGCGCGGCAGTTAATTTCTCGATTATAGGGGTAACGCGCGACAGTGCTGGGGCGATTTTGGGGGCGTGCCGGGTAGAGCTTTACCCTACCGCGCGGGATGTTTCTATTGCCGAGACTGTTTCGGATGGGAGCGGAAATTTCGCATTTGATATGCCGGGCACGGGACCTTTCTACCTTGTGGCATACAAGCAAGGTTCGCCCGATGTCGCGGGGACAACGGTTAACACCATTCTGCCGGTTGTGGTCTAATGCCTGATATTATCCTGTATAGTGTACCGGCGGCGGGTGTTGATACCGATATTTGGCTCCGCGATCCGACATCAACTCCGGGCGGCGGCGGGATAAGCGCAACCGGTTCAATAACCGAAAACGATGATGCATTAACGGCAACCGCGACCATCCGGGTTGCTGCGGATGGGGTGATAACCGAAGCCAATGACGTTTCAACCGGCGCTGCGGGCGTCCAGATATTCGCTGTCGCGACGATCACTGAGGCGAACGATACGCTGGCTGCTACCGCGACCGTCAGGATTGCCGCAGCGGCAACGATTAGTGAGGACGCGGACAGCCTAACCGCGACAGCAACGAATAGAATTGCCGCTAGCGGGTCGATCACAGAGGCCGCCGATACCTTTGTTTCGACTGCTACGGTTCAAATCCGGGCGCTGGCAACGGTCACTGAGGCGGGCGACGTTTCGGCAGGCGCGGCAGGGGTGCAAATCTTTGCCCTGGCGGCGATCACTGAGGGCGATGATACCCTTTCGGCTTTTGCGGCGGTTCGACTTTTCGGGCAGGCGGCGCAGGTTGAATCCCCGGACGAACTGACAGCTTCTGCAACGGTTGCAATCCGGGCCAACGCTTCGATCATCGAGGCCGATGATACCGTTATCGGGACAATCGGCGTTACCGTTCCAGGCTTCGTGATCGGCGGCACAAACCGCCGCAATCAGAAAAAGCCGCAAGTCGATCTCTATGCATTGTTCAAGGTCGAGCAGAACAACAATGCAATCATTTTCGCGCTCGAAACCATTTAGGAGGGGTGAATGACCCTGGAAAAGCGGACCCTTTCAGCCCCAGTCGAGGTGCGCAAGGCCGATAACAAGCGGACGGTTTCGGGCTATGCCGCGCTGTTCAATTCCGAAACCGATATCGGCGGCTATTTTCGCGAAACCATCGCGCCGGGGGCTTTTGCGTCCGCGCTAGAAAGCGATGTCCGGGCGTTGGTTGACCATGACCATGGCCGGGTGATAGGGCGAACCACAGCGGGAACGCTGCGGATTGCCGAGGATGCAACCGGGCTTTCGGTCGAAATCGACCTGCCCGACACCAGCGACGGGCGCGACCTTGCGGTCAGTCTGGAGCGCGGCGATATTTCCGGCATGTCGTTCGGGTTTCAGGTGACCAAGGAACAATGGGACGAAACCGGCGAAACCCCGTTGCGGACAATCATGGCGGTTGACCTGTTCGAAGTCTCTGCGGTTGCCTTCCCGGCCTATCCGGATACCTCGATTGCGCTGCGCTCTCTGGCAACAATCCGCAAAGATACCAACCGAATTGGTTACGCGGTGCGCAAGGCCCGGATGGAACAGGCATTCCGCAAGATTTGAGTTTCCCGGCGACGGAGGCGGGCGCGGCTTAATCGCGCCATTCACATTCAGGAAATTATCATGTCTCTCACTCAGCTTCAGGAAAAGCGCGGCGAGCTTGTGACCCAGGCCCGTTCGGCGCTCGATGAAATCACCAAGAACACCGACGAAGCCCGCGCGGCTGAACTCGGCACCCGTCATGACGCCATCATGGCCGAACTCGACACGCTCGACGCCAGCATCGCCCGCGAAGAGCGCGTCGCCAAGGCTGAAGCACGCGAGGAAGAAATCCGCGCCGCCAAGCGCCCCGGCAACGGCGAAGTTGTAGTTCCAGGCCAGGACGACGGTGCGAAGCCGGAATACCGTGATGCGTTCTATGCCATGATCCGTGAAGGTGGCGACGTTTCCGCACTTTCGCCGGAGCATCGCGCAGCACTCAAGGCGGGCGTGCAGTCCGGCGCTGAATTCCGCGCCCAGACCGCAGGCACCACCACGGCGGGCGGCTTTACCGTTCCCGTCACCCTTGCGGAGTTCATCGTCAAGTCGATGGTCGCATGGGGGCCGATGTATGACGATGATCTGTGCACCACAATCAACACTACCGGCGGCGAGCAGATCAACATTCCGACCGTCAACGATACGGCTTCGACTGTCGGGCAGCACACGGAAGCAACCGCTCTGGCTGATACCGGGGCCAAGGACGTGGTGTTCGGGCAGAAGCGGCTTGACGCTTTCGTCTATGACACCGAGTTCATTCGCTGGTCGCTTGAGCTTTCCCAGGATTCCATTTTCAACATGGAACCTCTGCTCGGCGGGCTGCTCGGTGAACGTCTTGGCAGGCGTGCGAATATCGAACTGACCACGGGAGACGGGACCGGCGATCCGAATGGCATCGTTACCGCTTCGACGCTCGGCAAGACTGCGGCTGCGGCTGCGGCGGTGACTTCTGATGAAATCATTGATCTGCTGCATTCGGTCAATCCAGCTTACCGGACTTCGCCCAAGGCGCGCTTCATGTTCAATGACGCTACCTTGGCGGTTATCCGCAAGCTCAAGGATGGTCAGGGCAACTATCTCTGGCAGATGGGCGACGTCACCACCTCGCAGCCGGGAACCTTGCTGGGTTATCGTTACAGCATCAACCAGGCGATGGCGAATGTGGCCACCGCTCAAAAGTCGATGCTGTTCGGCGATTTCAGCAAGTATTTCGTCCGCAAGGTCGGCGCCCCGATTATCGGCGTGATGCGTGAACGTTTCTGGCCCGATCTCGGCATCGCCGGGCTTATCCGGCTGGACGGCGAACTTGCTGACACCGCCGCTGTCAAGCATCTGCTGCAAGCGTAATGGGGTGGGCGGGTTTAGGCCCGCCCTAACCTTCGGAGGATGATATGAAAGTCACCATGCTTACCTCGCTTTATGGGCCGGAAATTTCCGTCAACGCTGGCGATGTTCACGATTGTGATAGCGACGAAGCTGTCCGCCTAATCGAAGCTGGCTTTGCCGTGCCATTTGCCGCGCCGGAAATTGAGCGGACGGTTAAAACGATCAAGGAAAAGCGGTAATGTGGTATCCCCACGCGGTCACAATTGCCCCTGTCAGCGAGCCGATCACGCTCGCGCTGGCCAAGGCGCAGTGCCGCGTTGAGGGGGCCGACGAAGACGACCTGATCGGCGGCTATGTCGCGGCGGCACGGTCGCACGTCGAAGCCTATTGCAATTCGGCGCTGGTAAGCCGGACAGTCACCGTCAAATGCGATGCTTTCTGCGACTTTGAGCGCTTCCCGCTTGGGCCTCTCGCCAGTGTTTCGAGTGTTGCTTATATTGACACTGATGGCGCCATCCAGACGCTTGACGCGGCGGTTTATGAGGTCCGCAACGACGGGCTAGATGCTGCGATTGTACTGAAATATGATCAGTCCTGGCCGTCAATCCGCAATGGTTCAAGGATCACCGTAACCGGGGTGCTGGGCTATGCCGACATTCCCGATGATATTATTCATGCAATTTTGCTGCTGGTCGCCCATTGGTATCAAAACCGGGAAGCGGTGGGCGAGGAGATTGTCATTGTTCCGATGGGCGTGGACGCCCTGCTTTGTAACCACCGAAAAGGATAATCTGAAATGGCTGATCTCA